GTCTCGTCCCGCCTGACCAGCAGCGATGACTTGCAGTACGAAACGACGGTCGAGGTCTTGGTGACTCCAACCGGAGTCCCTGTCCCGGTTCGTGCTCTCAGTTATGGGCGTGACGGCAACCGTTTCCCCGGCGATGGGCTGCAATTTGTAGAAGCCATCAGCGGCGTTGACGGGCAAGCAGTGGTCATCGTGGTCGATGGTGGAGCCAATGCGGAAACCGACGATCAGTTGCGCCGACGCATCCTGCAACGCATCCGCAATCCGCCCATGGGCGGTTCGGCGGAAGACTATGTCCGGTGGGCGTTGGCGTGCCCCGGCGTAGACCGCGCGTGGGCCGAGGCGGAACAGGGGCCAGGCACCATCACGGTGCGGTTTCTGATGGACCCGGAAGACCCGGCCTATGAAGAAAGCAAGGGCTGGCCGACATCGGAAGACATAGAAGAGGTCAAGGTTTACATCGACAAGATGCGTCCGGTCACCGTCATGGACTGCTATGTGTTCGCTCCGATCCAGCAGTACCTCAGCATCACAATTGCTGATCTCGTTACAGTCCCGGATACCGTAGCCGCGAGAACCGCCGCGAAGACCGAGATTGAAGCCAGCGTCGAGCGCATGCTGTTCGCCAACGCTGCACCGGGGCAAACGATCTATGCGGCGTGGATCAGCAACGCCATCCTGAATGCGCCCAGCGTCCAGTCGTTTGAGCTTGTGACCACGGATGACTTTGTCATGGAGTCAGTCGGTCACATGGCAGTCCTAGAAACGATACTCTACGATGAGTAACGACCGGCACGTTCGCAGGAGCGGGTCGGATTATCAGCACGCCTTCATGGCGCTGCTGCCGCAGGGCGAGGCATGGCCGCGCCAACCGGGAACGCTGCTGTACAAAGTCTGTGCCGGGCTTTGCGAATACTGGGGGGTTGTCGATAGGCGGGCCGCCGACTTGCTGGAGCAAGAGAGCGATCCGCGTATCACGCTTGAACTGTTACCGGATTGGGAACGCAACTGGGGCCTGCCTGATCCTTGCTACGAAGCACCGCAGACCATTGGCGAACGTCAGCAGGCACTGGTCACGCGGATGACACTGCTCGGCGCTCAGTCGCGCGAGTTCTTTATCGGGGTTGCCGCCAGTCTTGGCTACACGATCACGATCACCGAGTACCGGGTGTGGGTCGTCGGGATGGATCGCTGCGGCGACAGCAGAACCGATAAAGATTTTGCGCCTGATCCCATGGTCAATGAGTGGGGTCAGCCAATCATGAACGCGAAGGGGGATAAGGTTTATGACCCCGACGTAGACGGCGAACTATCCGGCTGGCCGCAGTACGGGCTTGGCCCTCCATCCAACCGTTTCTATTGGACCGTTCATGTCGGATCACTCGGCCTGATTTGGTTCCGGGTTGGCGCAGGCGGCGGACAAACCGGCGTCGATCCTCATTTGCGTATTAAAATTGCCGAAGATTTGGCGTGCCTGCTCAACCGCTGGAAGCCAGCGCACACCGAGATCATCTTCGATTACTCAGATGTCTCGCCGCCAGAGATCGATGCGGTGTTGAATCCGGTCCCGGAGAACTCCGCACTCGGCACCGTGGTCGGGACGTTCTCCACCGTGAACAAGTTCACCGGCACGCCGGTTTACACTCTGACCAATAACGCGGGCGGTAGGTTCGCGATCACTGGCAACGATCTGACCGTTGCTGGTGCGCTCGACTTTGAGGCCGGTGCTTCATACGGGATCGCGGTGACGGTCAGCGGCGTCGATCCGGTGGTTACGGACATGCCCAAGGTATACACCGTCACGGTAACGAACGTCGCTGAGCCGGTATGGGTGACGACGTTTACCGCGACCTTTGTTGGCGACAGCCCCGATGTCTTGAACGGCGTCAATAACAGACAGTCATTGGTGGCCGGACTCTTCAGTGAAAGCGGGACCAAGTTCAGGCTGACGCTGCAATCCGGCAGCGGCGCTGAGGGTATGCGGGTCGATAGCATGTATGCCGGTCATGCGGCGTCTGGCGCGGTTCAAAACTTCGACGGCACTCAGGTTCAGATTACGGTCGGCGGGTTGTCGGCGTTCACCGTCCCGGCGAACTCCAGCGTCGTCACCGATCCAATCGACTATGCTTTCGACAAGACAAAGAACTTCTTGATAGCTTGGCACTGTGACAGCGCGGCCAATGACGTAGTGCGCTACAATGATGCCATGAGCGGCGCGGAGCGGTGGTGGAAAACGTCTGCCAGCGAGGCGTCGGCCACCACCGTCACCGGCTACTTTAATCGCTCCAGCCTTCACTACTTCATCGGCAAGATCGAGGTCTGGACGTTAAAACTCTAGTCAAATGGGAGGCTCCAATTCGTTATAACCAGCCCTTCGGAATTTCCGACCCAGACGCTGCCTACATCAACGGCAATCCGGCGACCGGGACGATGGGGTCGATCCCGCCCGCGTCGTCGGTTGAGTATGACCAGCGCGAGATTGTTGCTGTCATCAAGTATGCCTACGACAAAGGTCTGATCGACTTTAACAACGTGGCGTGCGCCGCGCCAAGCAATAGCGACTTGACGCAATTGCTGAAGGCGATCTTCGGCATGACCAACAAGAATAAGTTGCAGGCCGACGTGATCATTTACACCAACTCTGGGGTGACTGGCGACGATTTGACCGGCGACGGCACGGCGGCGAAGCCATACAAGACCATTCAGAAGGCAATCAACACGGCGCAGGCGGTGATCGACGTTAACCGGCAGCACAAGATCACATTCAAAAACACGGGCACCTTTACGCAGCCAACCTATTTATCCGGTGCATTCGCCGGTCAGGCCGGGATGGGGTCAATCGTCTTCGACAACACGGCGGCGACGTTCGAAACCCTCCATGGTTCGTGCTTCAGCATCTATCTTGGCGCATCCTGTATGATAAAGGGCGGCACCTACGCGGCGTCGTGGGACGGCGTGGGGTCCAGCCAAGGCATCGGCATCAACTGCGGCGGGTTTGGCGGCGTCAACATTGATGGAGTGACCTTCGGTGTCTGTGCGTCGGCGCACATCTGGTCCGAAGGCAACGTACAGGTCAACACACCGTACACGATTGCTGGCAGTTCGCCGTATCACTGGATGATTATGCCACCGGGCGGCGTGTGGTTTTCGTCAGGCCCCGGTGCGCCCTTGCCGTCAATCAACGTCGTCGGCAACCCCGGCTTCACGGTATTTGCCCGCGTTCATGGCGGCGAACTCCGCATGAGTGCCCCGATCACGGGCACGGCAACAGGTCAGAGATACAACATCACCGGCTTCGGCGTCATCGGCAGCGGCGGCGGCGGTCCCAATAAATTCCCCGGAACCGTCGCAGGCACTATCGCCACCAACACCGGCAACGGCGAATACATATAAAGGAAAACCGTCAATGGACCCACTTTTCGTTCCACAGACTTGGTATTGGCTGGCCGACGACGGGCGTGTGTTCTCTGGCCCGCTGGAGCAGGTCGTCTCGACATCCGATCAAGGTTATGTTGATTGGATTGCGCTGGGGCGGTATCCGACAGAGTGGCCGCGCGAAATCGACGGCACGCAGACCAATGCGATGATGCAGACGGTGCTAGCACCGTTCGGCATGTTCGCTCACCTGTCTTACTACAGCGTCAGCGTGCGAGACCGTGTCATCAACGGCGGCATAACTGTTGGTGGATTGCCGTTTGCGACTGACCCGATAACGGTGATGTCGCTGAACTCGGCCTACATCTACACGATTGATAAGCAACTCAATGAGTTCTCGTGGAAGCTGCCGGATGGCACCTTTATCACGCTGGACACAGACCAGATTAAGTTGTTGCAGAATGCCGTATCGGAGTTGGGGCAGGACTGCTTCAACACTGAAGCTACGCTGCTTGAGGGGATGGATGCTGGCACCGTCACCACGCGGGAGCAGGTCGATGCCGCATACGCCGCCATCCCGGTTACGTTTCCTGCTGGGGGCGCGATGACATTTAATGTCAGGCGCAAAGCAAAGTAAGAGGACTGCAATATGTCCATCGTCAACATCACTGTCACCAATGACTCCGATTTCTATCGGACGTTCATCTGGAAGACAGTTGCTGGAGTGCCGATCAACCTGACCGGCGGCACGATGGAAATGATGTTGCGGCGACGTGCGGAGGACATCACAGCGTTGATGCGCCTTGCCACCGACACCGGAGAGATCGTGCTGGTCAATCCAACGGCTGGTGCGTTCACCGTGCGGATTACTCAAGAGGCGCTTGAACGCCTTGGGCTAGGCGAGTTCGAGCATTCCAACATTTTTACACAGGGCGATTCCAAAATCCGCATCTGGTCAGGCAGCTTCATTAACAATGCTGGACCGACGCGATGAGCGATGTGACGGTCACACCGTTTGACTCTATTGAGGTCAGCGGCACCGATCAGGATAACGATACCGTTGTCGTGCTGTCGGATTTTATCCCAGCAGTGGGGCCACCGGGGCCAACGGGGCCGACTGGAGCAACAGGAGCGACGGGGGCGACCGGGCCGCCCGGCCCTTGGACGCAAATTACGCAGGCGTCGTATGACGCGCTATCGCCACCCAACCCCAGCACCCTCTATGTAATTGTAGGTTAGGTGCAATGGCGCTCCTCAACGAAGCAGACGCGATCTACCTCGGCGGCGCGGCGGTTGATGCGGTCTACGCTGGTGCGGAAAAGGTGTGGCCCCCGTTCGTGCCGACAATCATTGCCGGTCTTGATATTTGGCTCGATGCCTCGCGGGTTGGGCTTGCCGATAATACGCTGATGACAGAGTGGCCGAACAGCGGTTCGGGCTTGGACCCAAGCATCGTTGACGCTGGCACCGGCCCCTATATGAAAACCAACATTCTCAATGGATTGCCGGTTGTCCAGTTTCACGCAGGCGGCGGGCGGGTGCGCGGGCGGCGGGCAGTCTCAAGCCCAACTTACACTGTGATCTATGTTGTTCGACGGCGAGGCCCAAACCTTGGGCGGGCATTCTCTTCGATCTATCCGGCTGGCAATAACTATGTCCTTGGCTTCCACGCCAACAATCAGGACTGGATGTATGACAACGGGAACGTGAACTCCGGTGCGGCTTGGGGATCGTGGCCCGGCCCGTGGAAGATGTACGGGGCAGACGCGCAAGGTCCGCTCGGCGGATCGTATCAGCCACGGTTTTTCTTGAACGGTGTTCTGATTGGTACGCATACGGCTGGCACTGGGCTAGGCTTCAAAGATTTGTATGCGCTGTCCGGGTATGAAGACGCTACAGCGGGTGAAACGATGGACTGCGATATCGCTGAACTGCTGATCTACGACACCAAGCTGTCCGATGCCAACCGCATCCTGTGTGAAGAATACCTCCGCGCAAAGTGGGGCATCTAATCATGCCGGTCGAAGTCATCACGCTGGAAAGCGAGGCGGCGAGCGCCCGGCCCTGAAGGGCCAGAGGGACCAGAGGGGCCAGAGGGACCGATAGGGCCTTCCGGTGGCCCAGTCGGCCCAGCGGGTCCGACAGGGCCACAAGGTATTCCCGGACCAACCGGCCCGACTGGCTCGACAGGACCGCAGGGTTCAATCGGCCCACAAGGTCCAGCGGGTCCGACAGGGCCGCAAGGCATCATCGAAGAAGCGCCGATTAACGGCACGGCCTACGGGCGCAAGGACGGTGCATGGGCCACAGTCGCCGCTGCTACCGCCTCAACGCTACCGTTTGTACCAGCCGGTGACGTTGCAGCGACCAACGTGCAGGCGGCGATTGTTGAATTGGATACAGAGAAGGTCGCCAAGA